GACCACAATGCTTGCAATAGCGGTGGTAGAGGGGAGGATTTGTAGCCACTACGGAGTTTGTCGATACATAGCAATGGCCTTCTAGCTCCAGACACTTCTCCTCGGTCAAAGGATAGTTGCCGCCTATCTTGGTCATTCAGGTACCCTTCCTTCTCCTACACCACTGTCCTGCAAAGCTGCCATCCCTCACTCGCCATCTTGGACATAGAGAACCAGAGGTCACTACGAGGTAGCACCGCTTTATCGTCACCGCTGATGTACTCCTCGGATTGCTTGTCATAGGCCCACGTCCACCACTCTACCTCATTGCCTCTCACCCAAGTAGCACGACAGAGGAGCCTGAGGTTAGGTGTGTCCATCATTCTACTCGGCAGAGTCTGCCCGCTTAGCTAGAATCCTCTCAGGTACGTCCGACTCACCTATTGTACCTAGGTACCTAGTGATGTCAAGAAGAGACTTCAATATCACCTCAACGGCATCACGCCGGTCCTTGCGTGTAGATGATAGAATGTCCTGAGCCAGCACTTGCGCTATGCGGACATAGCCACCAGTGGTAGGCTCAACCTTGATTGTCTGCATAGTAGTCCTACTTCCTGACCTTGTGGCCGTTACCCCTCATGCCTTCCTCTATGCGTTCCCGCAGGCTCAAGGGCAGCAGCGAGTATCGCCTGTCCGCCTGCAAGTCGCGGATGGCGTTGATGAGGTTAACCGATACTGGAACCATCTTAGGCTTTGCCATGTGCGTTCACCTCCTCTCTATTGGTATGTGGCAGGGTCACGGCCTGCCTCTAGTACCAGTGTCCGAACCTCGTTGTAACAGTCGGCGCAAGCGCGGCAGACAATGCCCTTGCCTATCCTTCGCCAGTCAGTTGAGGACACACCGCACACCTTACAGTTCTCGTAGTGTTCACAGTTCACCACTGAGGGACTCCTTTCCATTGTCTCGCTTGCAGCCACCTACCACACCATGAGAACAAGGCCAAGTCATTTCAACCTTGTGACTGATAACAAGGGTTTCGATACCTCGCTTGGCAGCCTGCTTGACCATATCCTTGGTGCCGGTGCTTTCCTCTATGTTGTCATGGAAGGCCAGCACTAGATGAGGCTGACCCTCATCTAGCATCTGCTTGTTCCTGATGGGACCGGCTGCCTTACCGTACACATCCCATCTGGCGTAGTACGACTCATAAGGCCAACCAAGGTTTTGTGCTACTTGCTTTGCTATTCGGTCTGCTCCTCTGGCCTCACCTTGAATGATGGTACTACGGCCTAGCTTGACTATCTGTTTCTGGATAGTGAGGTAGTCAGACCAGTTCCTATCACCACAGACCAGCACCTTCATGTGTTCTCACCTCCTCTCTACTGTTCGGCTCAGCGCCGCCGACAGTGTAGACCTTAGGGGACTCTAACCCCAGCGGCATTAGCCTATCACAGTCGGTCTTTCCAGCGGAGCTACCGCCGGTCTTCCGATACAGTCTCCTCTCCGTCGAGAGGTGCTGTCAGCGGCGCTCAACCGACCAGTCTACTCCGGGATATGAGGGCGTATGGGATTAGGATTGTTCGTCTCTATCCTGCTGGCGTAGTCCATAGCCAGCTTCCTAATCTCCTCCAAACCATCAGCCCAATAGAGATTGCCTGACGATGGTATTCGCCTCCACTTACCATCAACCTTCTCTTGTAGCTCCACATACGCTTTCATCGGTCTATCAGCCCCGACTCATTGATACCACCAAGGGCCTCACTTACCACGCCAACCATAGCTAGCATGACTACAAGGACTAGCAACATCATTAGGACTGTGACCCAGGATGATGCACTCATGCGGTCACCTTTGATGGCTTGGGAGGGGCCACGTACTGAGGACAGTAACAGTGGATGTGCTTGATGGACGGCCCGTTACATGGATAGGCCCCTTCATCCTTGTGTGTACCCTTGGGATGGTTACACCGTTCACACATCGTGGTTCTCCTTTCCTACTAACCCTACCAGGGCTGACCACTGTTGCCAATGGTCAACGCTGGTGAGGCTAATATGGCTGGTACTCTATGCCTCGCAGCCCAAGCCAACGCTTCGCCTGAGCAAGAACGTCGCAACCGTCACAGACTATATCCTTGCAAGAGCCTTCCGACCCAGGGCTATCCTTGGCATAGGTTCGCATATCCCTGACGTGGCCGATGGGATTGCGGCAGTCTCGCTTAACCTCCTTGAGTAGCTGCCTGAGCGTGAACATGGGGTTCTCCTTTCCTAGCCACTAGGTAGTTGCGGGGTAGGCCCTCCCACCTGCCTTCCCTCAGATGAAATGGAAACCTGGTCGCCGGCACGAACACCTACGCTGTAGGCTCTGGAATTGAAACGTATCTGAACCTTAGAAGTGTTGGGATACGTTCGCCGCATGAAGTCGTCATTCTCAGAAGCCAGACTAATAGTCAACGCCCTGACGTTATCGTGCTGGCCTTCCTCCTGCGCTCGTTGCTCTGCTAGCCTCTCTCCCAGCCTGTTGATGAGGCCAAAAGCGAAGCCATCCTTCCAGTCCTGTTCCCTGGTGTCACCAGTCTGAACCAGGACGTTAGCCTCTATGCCCCAACGCTCCCTGGTAATATCAGCTACCTGTCCCATCAACCACCTAGCCATTTCCTTAGTAGCTGATACGTTATGAGGCCGACCCATGACCTGAACGGCAGTCTTGGCTGTAACCAACACCTTGCAATAGTTGTGCTTGGCTACGAGATTAGTCAGACTGGCCCGCCACCTGTCCGAGTAGCGATAGTCAAACTCCTCATCTACTACAGACATAACCTCGTCGCCAGTGTCAGCCTCGACAGTAGCCATATCCAGGTTGTGCTTGAGGAGCAGAGCGTGTGCCCTCTCCATCGCCAGACTTGCCTCGGCCTCAGTAGCGCCAGCGTCATTGGCTAGTCGGAGTAGTGCGCGGATGCGTTCCTCAATCGCCATGTGATTCACCTCCTTTCAATCTCAAGGGAAGGTAGGCTAACGGTGAGGGTTACATGACGCATCTCCATTTCAACTGTCCTATCCATTATAACATAGGACACTTGGCGCTGTCAAGTGTTCTGGTTGACATAATCATAAGAACTGTTGTGCTATTCTGTCCCACGCTATCGCATACTCACGTAAACAGTTCCTCACCACTAACTAAATGATAACCTGTCCTAGCAGTTTAGCCTAAGAGGCCACCCACCCCAGTTTACATAACGCAGGACAAGTGTGAGGTTTGCGCGTTGTGAAGATTCCACGAATCGAGGTCAAAACCACTTGACAACCATGCCAACCTACTATAATATGGTGGTAGTGGCGAGACAAGTGTTAGTAGCAGAGGAGATGTAGAGATGGTAGACGAGACCAAAGAGGCCCCAAGCGTAGCAGAGCTTGAGGGCAAAATTGCGCGTTTGGCGAATCAGGTAGAGACTGACGCCAAGCTCGCAGTGCAAGCCGAGGATGCATTCGCCAAGGCTGTGAAGTCTGGCGACGTTGACAAGGCGCTAGAATTGGCAGACGCGCGACAGACTGCGAAGGCAGTGGTCGCCAAGTCAGAGGCCCAGCACAAGAGCGCTACCCGGGCGATTGAGAGCGCCAAGTATGCTCTCAATGCTGACGCAATCGCAGCGATCCACAATGACGTGCGCGATGGCAAGGTGTCCATCCCTGACGCGTTCGTCAAGCTGGAGGTGTATGGCGTGACTCGCCTGGTGGTAGAGCGCAGCGAGGAGACTGGCAAGCTCCTGGTCAACACGTCTGGCCCCAAAGCTCCAAAGCGTTCTGGAGGAGGTGGCGGAGGTGGTAATGGTCGAGGCCAGCCTGTGACAGTAGATGGCGAGGAATTTGCCAGCGCCAGCGCAGCCCTGCACAGGTTCTTTCCTGACTCAGGCCCACTGAACAGGGACAGCATCCTCAGCAAGATAACGAACGCAGGCCACGAGGTCAGCTAGCCACTAGCCTCACCAATCGAACAGCCTACCCCCCAGTATCATCGCCACGCTGGGGGGTTTTCCATTTAGTCCTCATATTGACATAATAAACGCGCACAGCCCGGGTTGACGTGCTAGAATCTAGTCAGTGGCAAGAGTAGTGAGAGGAGCACCCGATGTTAAACCAGCAGCTGTTCACCCAAGAGCGCGTGAGCGCAGCGATCCTGGAAGTACGTCGCCTCGCAGAACAAATGGACATGATGGTATCCACCATCGAAAATCTAACTAACGTGCTGGAGGAGTTAGTGGACGTAGACATTGTGGAAGATACCGAGGGCCAACACCTCGGCTAGCAACCACTGAGAGCCCCGGCTCTACATGGGTCGGGGCTTTTCTCTATCCACTAACATTGTGAAGGAAATCACGAGGGGATGGTGGCTGTGGCCCGCACACCAGCAGCCTAATACCAGAACCCCTATGCTAGTATCCCAGGGAGGCCGATAGCTATGCCCTCGCCTAGCCTCAGAACTATGAAAAATAAGACTTGCTTGGAGATTTTTATAAGTTTATGTCCACAGGCACTTCATCATAGTAAGGACCAGCTGGCCATCAATCAGGACTAGGACCTTAGTATTGTGGTAGATACGCAGCATTTCCACGCGCTTGCCTAGGTGAGGGGATAGTGACTTCCATCTGTCTCCTCTGTAGTATATGGTAGCCATTACCAGGCGTAATACCTATCATAAGTAGATGTCTTTACAGTTCCCATCCTATCCGCGATTTTGTTTTTCTCGCCATAGTCCCACCTGGAGCCGGTATTGTTAAACATACGTTCTTCGCCACAATACCTGCAACGGCCTATTGGTTGGGCACCAAGCATAGGTATTATCCAGTGGTGGACCTTAGTAGGTGATTGAGGGCACTTAGCTGCCTCCAACCTTTGAGAAATCAAGTCTGGATTGCTCATTGAGGGCTTTACCATATTCCAACTTCCTCGTCACGGCTGCTACGTCTAGGATGGTCCTGTGATTGATTGTGGCTGCTCCCCCTAGGTTGTCTATCATTTCGTTTACCTCTGCGAACTTGGTAAACCATTCTCCCAGCCTTCTATCCTTTGGAGGGCAGGTTGATACTTCCTGGAGGATTCGCATACGCCGCTTGCAAAATGCTAGCCTTTTCTTTTTGTCCTCCGGTGACAGTCCCATTCCAGTGCCCTTAGGCCTACCAGCCTTCTTGCGCCTGTCCTGCCTAGCCACTAACTGTGACAATAGCCACACTCCTATACAAGCTAGGTGTAGATGCCAGTTGTGGAACCAGTGTTTGCCTGACTTAGCCTTTGCTCTGATAGTGATGGTGACGTAAGGTGTCCCTAGCTCCAGTGCCTTCTCGCAGTGGTCACACTCACCCTCTTTCATCCTCTTGGTAATCTGTATGCTACCGAACTTCATTGGTCCTCCTGTCTACGTTATTGGTTCTATCTTATCTAAGAGATAGTATAGCATGGGTGGACAGAGTTGTCAATATTGGTCAGGTGTCTGAGCGCCTTATCATATCATGGGTCTACCCCCTCACTATCTATACTTTATAGTGTAGTACGATTAACGTAGACATCCACCTCTAAATCACTGTAACATACTATACCGTACTAGCAACTACTATAGCATACTATGCTATACTAGAGACTTTTCGCTTGACAAGCGCCTCCAGATGTGCTATAATGATAGTGGAGGACAAGACAATCACATCATCTCCTTTCGGTTCTGAGCGGGTAGGTTTCACGGGCGGGCCGCCCGCTCAGACTAACAAAAAGAGGGTTTTCAAGGAGACGGACTTGAAGCTGCTAGACCCTAATCCGGTATTACACGGCCCGAAGTGTTGCCCTCGGTGTCCCCATTCTCCACGCCCTGGAGAGGTGCACTATGCAGGAAACTAATCACGAGGTGAAGGTTGTAGAGTCAGGCAAGGCTGACGTAGAGCCTGACGACTACGAGGAGATGCTCAGGGCCAGGATACCTCTCAACAACAACCCTAGGAAGGCTTCATACCTCAGCTATCGTGCTGCTGGCTTCTCAGTACGTGAGTCATGCGCCTTGGCTGAGGTACAGTTTGGTACAGTCAAAAAGTGGCGCCGTGAGGACGAGGAATTCCGCAACTGGGAGTCAGGAGAGAGACTGGCCTGGCTGCAAAACAACGTAGCCAGTGACCTCATCTCAATGGAGTTCATGCGGAACTTCCGCCTTTGTCTCCGGCTTGATAAGAAGGTCTTGCTGAAGGCTAGCCTTAGTCTATCCTTGCTGACTGACCGAGAGATGGAGGTCCTCAAGGTTATCCGTAAGCACTACACTCCCCAGGACATCATAGCAGTAGACAAGGCTATGCAACCCGATGGTGACGCTATGCCTCCTGGGAGCTACCGTGAGACTCTAACTGTCACCGTCGAAGGTAGGCAGGTTGAGGACGAGTCCGCTCGTCGTGCCGCTGCTAGGGACCTGCTAGAGCGGTTTGAATCTAACAAGAGGATAGCCGAGGCTAATCCTGAGAAATCTTCATCCAACGGTGAGAAGGCGCTTGAGGGTGAGGTCTTAGAGTAGTGACCCTAGCTCCACCACAGATGGATAGCCTTACCACTATGGCCCTGGCGGCCCGTGATGGTGATGCTAGGACCTACGCTAAGGCTGTCCATCGCCGTGACTACGAGTTGTACCAGGATGCCTGGGCCGAAGCCTTGGAGACTCGGAACCGCACGGTCATCGTGTGCCCTCCAGATACCTATAAGTCTACAACTGTTCGTGACTTCGTGGAGAGGGAGATAGGCAAGAACCCTGAGGTCCGTATCCTTTGGGTGATGAACACAGGTGAGCAGGCCCAGATTCAGGTTATGGCTATTCGGCAGACCATTGAGAGTAACAATGTCTACCGAGCGGCCTTTGATGTCCGCGAGGACACCAACGCTCAGTGGACTAAGAATGTCCTGTTCGTACAACGCCACAACGAGGACCCTGACCCTACTCTTATGGGCACTGGCCTCAATGGTCCCTATCAGGGGCTCCACTTTGACATCATTATTATTGACGACCCTACTGACCAGGATGATGTCAAGAGTCCTACCACGATGGCAGGCCAGATAGAAAAGATTAGGGGTGTTATCCTGGACCGCCTGCTAGAGGGTGGGCGCATCATTGTTATCCTCACTCGTTGGGGTGAGAATGACCTCGTACCCACCTTCAAAGAGATGGGCTTTGTCGTCTACGAGATGCCTATAGTAGGTGACTACCCTTGGGGGCCTACACTCTCTCCTACCAAGTTCCCTATGGAGAAGGTTAAACGTATACATAATGACAAGGGCGACATCCTGTTCTCCCTGACCTTTATGTGCAATGCCCAGGCTGTCAAGGGTAATATCATCCTACGTGACCATCTACAATATTGGGATGCACTTACTATCCCTAAGAACCCTATGCAATTCGTTATGGGGATAGACCCTGCTGCATCCACTAGGACCTATGCCGACTACTCCGCCATTGCTACCGTTGGTATAGACCTGCGTACCAAGTGGATGTACCTGGCAGATATGTGGGCTGATAAGGTGGAGGTACCTGACCTCGAGGCTAAGATAGTCCAACTGTCTAAGAGGACTGCTGGCCTCCGCGCTGTGGGCCTAGAGACTGCTGGATTCCAACTTAGCCTCCTCCAGGGTATGCGCCGGCGCTACCAGCTTCCATTCAGGGAGATTCCTTATCGCACTAACAAGACTGTGGCGATGAAGATACTAGGTCTGGACCGTGACAAGACTGGTAGGGCGCTCTACCTAGACTCACTGTTCGCTAGTGGTCGTCTGTTCCTGCCTAAAGACCTCCCACTGGTAGATGGTGTGTCCCTGGAGGATGAGCTATGCTCCTTCTCTCCAACTGGCAGCCACCGACACGACGACCGCCTAGACGCTCTAGCCATAGCCTGTGTCATGGCCGAGTCTATTGCTGGTAGTCCTTTGCTAGAAGTCAGCCTAAGAGGATTCTAATGACCGATGATGTGGTTACTGAGATAGTCCCTGTAGTAGACCCTACCTACGTTCACCGTCTACTTGCTGACCTCCAGGATGAGATGAGAGGTCTGCATGAGAAGATGAATGAGATAGAACTACTGCGGCACTATGAGGACCCAATCCAGCTTCCTACAGGTGAGAGAACATCTGGCCTAGAGGTACGCATAGGGGCCTCTAGTGAGCTAATTGAGAACGTCAAGGCATCTCTCACAGCCAACGAACCTAACGTGGTTCTCAAGGCTCTCCGAGATGGTGACCCTGCCCAGGCAAACACCAGCAAGAGGGAGTCCTTCTGGACTCAATTCCTCAAGTGGATAGGAAAGCCTGTCCCAGTCAAGGCAGAGCTAGTCGATGCCCAGGCTGGACTAGGTATAGGTATCCTCAAAGGTGCATACTACCCTTGGCCTAAGGACGAGCGTAAGCGCCTAAAGAGCGAACCTGATACCACAGAGGGTAACAAGGCGTTTAGAGACCGTGTGAAAGCCCTCAAGAGGAAGTGGGGTCCACCTTTCCGAGTCTTTACCATTCATCCTCTTACGTTCTACTTCCGTCTAGGCCCAGGTAACCGGATAGTCGAGTCCATCGAACACTCCTGGAAGCCTAAGCGTGAGGTCTATCCGGCCTTCGGTATCAAGGAGGACAAGCAACTTGAGGCCTTCCCTGACAAACTTAATCAGGAAATCGCTGAGGCAGTAGCAGCTACTCCTGGCCAACCTGACCAAACCATTAGGCCTCACGCTGCCGGTATTAGCGAGGCCACAATGGTCCTAGTCACTGAATACCGTCGTGACAAGGTGCCCGGCTCCAAGGGTGTGTACCAGGTCTATGTTAATGGCCGTCTGGTCTACCAAGAGGTAGGCGACCCTAGTGTCCAATACTTCCTCTGTGTAGGCCGTACAACCAGTAGCAAAGACCCTGACAAGTTTGGCATCTCGGTGGCCGAGGCGTTTCGTCACAATGAGCCTCTTATCAACCGTGCTCTAACCCGCATGGGTGAGGCTGTTGAGCTACTTGTCCGTAAGAGGCTAACACTGGAAGTACCGGAAAGCTTCGTACCCGAAACTGAGATAGTCAATAAGCCTGGGGAGGATAACCAGCCTCAGCCTAAGACCTATAAGTTTGATGCTGATAAGGCTACTGCTCTACCTGCTGGCTCAAAGGTTATTGACCCCTTTGCAAATGTGGCCGATGTCTTTGGTGCTATGCCCTATATCCAAACCCTCATGCAGATAATGGGTCAGCACGGAGTATCCCCGATCTTCAAAGGTGACCCCCCAGGTGCGGCTAGTTCTGGCTTCAATAGCAACTCACTATTTATGATGGCTAAGAGCCAGTTTCAGTACCTTGTGGATTCCTACAGTGGATGCCTAGTCAGCCTGATAGACTGGCTGGAAGGTCAACTAGTTACCCGTGCCCGCCAGGAAATATGGGTAGATGATATGTCACTCAAGCCTAGTGACATAAAGGAGTGGCCCGCAACTATCAATGTTGACATCGACCCGCTCCTGCCACAGAACCTCATTGCAGAGGGTCAGTTCTATGACCGTATGCACACTCAAGGTCACATCACCCGTCGTACCTTCCTTGAGAAGGGCCTACGTATGGACCAGCCTGAGGCCGAGATGCGGGCTAGAATGTTTCAGGACCTGCAGGAAATGATGAAGCCTGCCCTCTATGAGGACGTGCTACAAACTGTAGGTGTCTTACCACCTCCACAACCTCAACTAGTAGACCCTCAAGGTAATCCTATACAGTCTACAAACGGTGGCCCAGGTGGAGGTGGGATTCCGGCAGCTAGTCAAGGCTCACAGGCTGCCATAGTGGAAATGCTGCAATCCATGGGAGGCCGTACCCGCCAGGGACAGCCTAGACAGCCACCAGAAATATCAGGCTCGACACCTGGTCTGGAGCAACTCTAATGGCTATCGTAACAGGCCCTGCCCTAGATGCCATAGCTAAGGACCTCGCTGCCTGGTACATTGACACCAGGGAGAAGCTGATACAAGGCTTGGAGGAAGGCTATCCCTATGGTAGCGTTCCACTGTCGCCTAGCGAACAGATTGACCGCTTCCTGTCCATGACTCCAGAGGATTGGGAGGCCCTTACAGCTAAACTAACTGATAGGCACCGTGGCAAGCCTAATGCTGAGGCGCTAGTGCGTAAGGACCTAGAGGAGTTCGTAGCTAAGATGAACCGCATGACCTCTTCAAGGAGGACAGTCTAATGGTACAGCAAGGTGACCTAGGAGCTGACATACTCAAGTCTTTGCAGGTTGGCCCTCAAATAGTGGGGACAGGCGCCCCTCCTCTGGCTACCCAACCTGGAGGTCTTACGGGCTTCTTTAGCATCGTTGATGGTCATGAGTTGACCAAGGGAGAGCTAGAGGCATCTAACCTAGTGCTGGGTGGGGATGGCTTTGTCTATCAGCCTGTCCTGGGTGAGGGGCCTTTTGCTGGTGATATCCAGGGATTTGAGTTAGCTCCTAAGTGGCTCCAGGAGGAGGTGTTAGGCCTTGGAGGTGGTCCTGGTACAAGTGGCCCTACTGCTGCTGAACTAGCCATACAGCGGTCACAAGTCCAGGCTCAGAACCTCGCTACTTTCATCCAGGGCACTGTAGCCGAGCTAGAGACAGAGATAGATACCAAGCGCCTTAGCACTGAGCAGGCTCTAGACGAGTTCAACAAGAGGCTAGATGCCTTTGCCGAGGCTGGTGAGCAGTTTGTAGGTATACAACCCTTCACTATTGCACCTGGTTCTAAGTTCTTTCCTGGACGAGGGCCTGGAGACATTGGTGAGGCACTAGGAAGGCCCACCCTAGAAGCTAGTCCTATTGACTTTGACCCATTTGGCATGGCTAATCAAATAGTGGCAGAATCACCCAACCTTACAGATATTGGAGTACCTTCCGGTGCTGCCCTTGATGAGGCTATAGCAATAGCAAGAGGATTCCTAGGAGGCTAAGATGGCTGAACTTCCGTTCCAGACCTATGCTAGGATATTTGGTAGAAACTGGCCGGGAGGCACATCCGCTGAAATTAGAGGATATCTGAGGACACTAGGAATTACAGCCCCTCCTGGGTCGGCTGCGGCCAATGTAGCTTTCCAGAAGGCCCTGATAGGTGGGTGGCGACCTGGGCAGGCTGCTGCTCCGGCACCTGCTACTAGACCGGCGCCCAGACCTGCACCTAGACCACCTCCCAGTCCGCCTGCTTCTCTAGCGGTTCCTGTACAACCTGGCCTCCAGGCAGAGCAATTTGCTGATAGGTTAGCTTTAGAGAAGCTCATTGCGGACCAACTGGCACAACTAGAGAGGAGCCGTATAGCTCTCCAGGAGCAAAGAGATGCGGATGCTCGTAGGCTTACTGAGGCCCAACTGGGTGCCAACCCCGCTGACTTCGTGGCTTTTGAGTTGTTCAAGCGCAGTTTGGAGGAACAGGGCTTTACTCCTACCAATGCACCTCGGTCTGATGTCGAGATTCAGGACCTCTTTAGTCTAGCTCTTAACCTAGAGGGCCTGGGTGATGAGGGTATTCTGGGTGCAGGCCAATTTGGGGTAGACCTACCAACCACACAGTCTATAAGTCGATCCGAGTTAGGTGCGTTTAATCCTACAGATATAGGCATACTATCTAGCTTCCTGAGAGGAGGAGTGGAAACCGATGGTGGTGAGTTCCAAGGCATCAATCCAGAGGACTTCTTTACTGAGTTGGAGGAGGGGCTAGTACCTGTGCTTCCACAACAACGAACACAGTTTAGGTTCTAAAGGAGGAACCAATGGCACAGCACCCGACAGAAGAAATCCTGAACATCACCAGGAAGTTCCTGGGCGGGGAAGTAGGCACTCCTGGGCAAGCCCCTGGGCAGGCGCCTAGTAGGGGGACGTTACCCTCTCAGGCGTCCAACGTGGCCCGTGGCAGGGCCTTTGGACAGCAGGGCCTACTCAGGCGCGATGACCGGAGGGCTGTGGCTCCTATAGTCCAGCCTAGTCCCTTAGTTTCCTCTCCGGAAACCACACAAAGGCCTGTGGGCAGTCTGAGGGACCGATTCTTCAACCTGCCTAGTCCGGTGGACTTTGCTCGGACACCACAAGGGAGGGCCCTATTACAGCGAGTCCTTCAACTACGTGGTCTAAGGTAATGATTAGTAAGTTGCTAGGTGGCATTGCTAATACCCTCGTCATGGCCTTTATGATAGTGGTAAGTTTTGCCTTGGCATCATTTGTAATCCTCACGGCCTATGAGATAGTGAGGTAACATGGGTAAGCCCTGGGAGTATGAGCCTAGACGGCCTGAGCAGCTTCAGGCTAGAGCCGCCTTTCGGCGCAAGGCTGCTACTAATGCCTTCACACGGCTTGCATCTAACTCCCTGCGAGATAGAGGTATTGACCCCTCAATCCTGACGCCTTCCAGAGCCTTAGAGGACAACCAGCCTGGCACTCAAAACGAGCAGTTCCAAAGGACTGTTAAGCGCCTGACGGGTATGGGGATGTCACCTGACGATGCTGTAAAGCAGGTACGCCGTTACCTAGACGTGACATCCAGACGTGTCAGTGCTGGGATGGTAAGCCCTCGCACTATACCCCAGCCTGGCCTGGATGCGTTCCAACAGCAAGCTACTCAGCCTCCTATCCCATTTAGGACTGTGTTCGATGACAAGACGGAAGAGGCTATCCAACAATTCCGCTCTGACCTAACCACTGAGGGCTATGCACCCTGGATGATTGATGCACAACTCAGAGGTCAGTTCAGGCTTGCTGAGTTGCTGGAGGAGACCAAGACTAGCTTCCCTGTGCGGACACCACCTGGGACTACTATTGAAAGTCTTGCCCTTGACCGGCTTGAGACGGAGATGGGTGACCTTCTAAAGAAGGCGCAGCCTAAGCCTAGCAAGAGTATGTTTGACCAGGTGGTTGCTGCTGCCTCTAAGGGAGCGCAGTTAACCTTCTTTGGGAGTCCTACTGGTGGCGAGAAGATTTTAGAGGGCGTGGGTGAGGGAATAGAGCTTCTGGAGAAGGATCCTCTGCTAGGTGGGCCTTTTGCCCGTACTCCTAGAGAAGGGTTTCCACACTTTGACCCTGAAGGTGAAACTCCATTTGAGAGGGGGGCGGAGATAAGCCGTCCTGTAGTGCAAAAGGGACAGGAAATACTGGGTGAGCCTTTTGAGCAGGTAGAAAAGGCTGGCATCCCTGTAGTCTCACCTGCCGCTGGTGGCATCACTGATGCTATCAGGAGTGAGATAGTCGAGGATATTGGCACCGAGCTAATCAACCCTGCGGCTTTGGTGTTCCTTGTCCCATTTGCATTACAAGGTATTGAGGGGCTTCGTGGGGCTACCCTAGCCTTCCAGATAGCAGATAACCTCATTGGTACTGGCGTGACCCGTGCTGCTCTCCGTGGCACTATGAGAGGGTTGACCATCCTGGGCAGAGAAGGGTTGGCGGGAGTATCCAAACTTTCTAGAGTTGTCAGAGAAACTCCTGCTATTCAACGTGCCATTACGACTTTGCAAGGTGAAGCTGGCGCATTACGCCTTGGAGGCACTCCTAGACAGAAGGCCATTCTGCTTGCTAAGGATGCCCTAGATGCCATGCCTAAGAGGATGCTGGATGATGTTGCCAGTCGCATAGGTGCCACTGCTGGTAGGACCAAGGCACAAACAATTACTAACATCCGTAAGGTGCAAGCTGCTGAGGCTCCTGGTACAAGAAAGGTTCTGGCACAAGCGGCTAGAGAGATGGATGCAGCCCGAGAGAAGGGTGTCTTGCAGGCTGTTAAGCCTACACGACCTGAGCGCGTCGGTAGAGTCAAACCTGACATAGTTGAGCAAGGACTAGAGCAACGAGCCGCCAAGGAAGCCAGAGCCGAGGAAGCCTCTAGGCGACGTAGTATTGAACAGGCCGTTAAGCCTGCCAAGCCTCAGCCCACACCTAGCCTTAAGCCACATGAACGGGATGCTACAGGTGCAGCCCTTGAGCGCCTCTCAGAGGCTCCTGATAACCCTGTACCTATACGTTCCCGTCGAGACCTACCTGAGCTAAGCCAGTTCGATGACCAGCTTGAGTCTGCCCTTCGTTTCCGTGACGATGCCCGTGAAACCTTGAAGTTCAACCGCTCCGCAGTCAAGGCAGGGATACTAAGTCCTACCCGCGTGGACGAGGCTACCCTCCAACTTGCAAGGGCTAATGAGCAGCTAAAGTCTGCCAGGGCTATCCTCAGGGAAGCCAAGATTAGGGCTACCAGGGATAGTGTTATGAAGCTAGTCCGTAGTGTAGGAGGCAGTGATGAGTCTGCTGGTATCATAGGCAGAGCCTTTGATAACAGTGTTGCTCTAGTACCTCAAAGCGACTCTCTCCTGACAGCAGGGGCGTGGCGTCAGCACATTGCCAAGGGCATAGCCTTAGTCAAGGGCCGAGTGTTCAGAGGAGTAGGTGTACTAGCTGACCAAAGGCTTGCCCTTGTGGAGGCGCTACACCTTCAGACTGCGGACGAGATGGATGACATCTTTAGAGGTGTGCAGAGGCTCCTTAGCAAGGAGCTAGATAACCTTACCTTTACAGGCCCTAACAAATGGGCCGAGCTAGCCCAAGGTGAGTACAAGGCCTACCACGTCGTCCAGCATCCTGACTGGTTCGCTGGTAAGTCCGCTAAACTGGATGGCCTCCTAATTGACGCCCAGTTAGGTATGAGAGCAAGGCTCGAACAGGCCCGTGCGCTAGGCTATCCCATTGAGGCCCTTGATGGTGCTTACCTGGAGCAGCTATGGGATATACCTAGAGGAGCACTAGAGCAGCCTATCCTAAGAGGTAAGGGTAAGATAAGTGTGGCCAAGCAGCGGTGGTTTGACGACTACCTCGAAGGACTCTCCAAGGGTGGTAAGCCTCTTGACCTAACAGTTGAGGAACTGATGCAGCACTCCTCGCGTCTCCTTGACGAGGCTATAGGTGATGCGTTTATGCGCCAGGAGGTCCTCCGTCGCTATGGTACTAGAACTGCAAAGGTTCCTGCTCTCACTGGTAGTAGGAAGTTTGGTAATCCTCTCTATCAGGGCTGGAGCGCACCTCAGGATGTAACTGCTGCGATAGACAGGCTCTACCAACCTGTAGGTACAGGCTCCAGGATGGTAGGTGACGTTGCTGCCACGATGAAGAACACGGCCTTTGGCTTGGTTGACATAGCCATAGGTGGAGTCCAGTTCCCTCTGTCAATGGCTCATGGGGGGTTCCAGATAGGAGTAGGCACCCTCAACCGTAGCCTCCAAGGTCTTGGCCTACCTTACATCCACGTTGCCATGCAGGACCCTGCGGTGGTTGGGCGGTTAGTTCAGTATGCCGAGGATACGCTGCATATAGGTATAGCTGCTTCATCTGTGCAACTCAGGGCGGGCACTGTTCTTAAGTGGATTCCTGTTGTAGGCAAGTACATTGATGCGCCTCTTAGCGCGGTTATTGACTTCATGGCGAAGGCGCAGTTTGGCCATGCTCTGACATCCCTCAGAATCCGTATGCACGAAGGTAACCTTATAGCCTTGAAAATGATTGGCAAGGACATCAATGACCCTGCGGTTAGAAGGTTGTCTGCTGAATGGGCTAACTCTGCTACAGGAGCAGGTAGAGGAGCACAGGCTCCAGGGCGTAGAGCCGTCGAAACCTTTGCTCTAACGTCAGCACCTATGACTCGGGCTAACATAGCTGTCTATGCTCAGATAGCTGAGGGTCTTACCGTAGGTGGTAGGATGCAAAAACTCCGTACTGCTTTAGTCCTAATGAACCTTGCTGCCTATACCTATGGTATGCAGTACCTCATCAATGGGGTCTTTGGTGATGGTCCTCAAGAGTGGCAACCTGGTAAGCCTGACTGGGCCACTATCAGGATTAAGGGCACTACTATTCCGCTCATGCCACAGAGGACTCTAGCCCGTGCCATTGACAAGAGCATAACTATCATCACAGAAGGTATCGAGGGTGAGGGCTGGCGTCCAGAGGATATAGCCCTTGCCTGGGCACAGGTTGTAATAGGTAAGTCCTCTCCTGCGGTCCAATCCCTACTAGGGCCTATACTCGGTGTGGGCTTTGACCCTGAGACTGGGCGGTTCCGTGCAGGTGGTCTCCCTGGAGGAGAGAGTGGACTCTCATTCAGGGACCGAGCCTTGAGTATCCCTCCTACACCTCCGCTAGCGGAGCAGATAGCCTTCCAGGAAACTGATGTGATGTCCTTGGTCTTAGCTGGTGTAGGCTTCAACCCCTATCCAACCAGTGTCAATAGGTTGCTTAGAGAGGAGTGGCAGGGTACAACTGGTAGGGAGTTCAATGATGAGGTGGACTGGATAGTTGCCGACTCTCACCCTGAGCTATCCGTAGAGTTCTCTCCTATGGTGGCAGCCTCTAATGCCTCTAGTCTAAAGTGGGGTTCCTTGTCTGCCCTGCGTAGAGAGAAGATTGAGGAGTTCCGTGGCCAGGAAGAGATTAAGAGCGGCCTAGAGAAGGATGCCGAGAGATTCCTGGCAGGTGAGGACGTAGGCATAGCCCTCATCAATGACTGGCTAGACCACCAGGCCAGTATGTCAGATGCAATCTCATTCAGTATCTTTGGAGAGGATAGGCAGGCCGAGACTCCTGAGGGTAAGGCTCTCCAAGCCTGGGGAGAGATACAGCCTGATGACGAGAAGTACCGTGATGCTATCACTCGGGACGTGGACCGTGATGCTTACCGAGCAGACAAGGAAGCAGCCTTCGCTGAGATACGAAGAGTCTATCCTGAACTAGCAGATGCGCTAGAGGCTCGTACCAGGGCTGTGAGCCCTAACTTAATCAAAGTTGAGCCTGAGATACTGGCTGCTCTGGATTCACTGTCAGGTTATCGTGAGATAGACCGCTGGTTCGGTATAGACAAGGAGATGGAGAACAAGGTTGAGGACATCCACCAACTAGTAGGGGCTAAGAGGGATGAGTTTGCTAGCCAGGGCTATCTGAACGTGGGTAGTGATTCGGTGTATCGTGCCCTGATAGAGGAGAGGCCTGATATACCTATAAGTGTTTGGCAGGCTGCTTGGACTGTCCGACCTGGGGCTGATACTAACTACCGTAATCCTGAGGCTGACCGGTACCTCATTGATAATGAAGATTCGCTGCGTAGGCTATTCCCAGGACTGTACCGTAGAGAACTACTTGCCATAATAGGTACGGGTGTGGGAACACCTGGTGCAGTTACGGAAGGTAGGCGCCTGTCACCCGCGCTTGCAGCTAGGCTAGGATTGACAGAGTAATGGTCACCTCCTGCAATCACTACAATGAGTGTGGCTGTGAGGTCTCAGCCTGTTGCCTTGACTGTCCTCTACCCGTGTGTAAGTTTGAGTTTAAGCAAGGAATGAAAACTGTAAGTGCAACCTTGAAGAGTTTGAGGATAAGCCACTTCCTAGACGAGGGACGCTCGACGGCATGGATTATGCAGGTTATGGGTGTTAGTAGGCGCACGGTCTACAGAGCTAAATCTGATAGAAACAGTGTCACAGACCCATTGACGCTATCTGTCAGACGCGCTACAATGAACGTAGAAGCGATAGCTGCATCCAGCAATAGGGAGACATCAAATGCCAGATAAGCCCGGCGCAGAACAGGCCGACCCTGAAGTGGCAGCTTTAGCCGCAGCTATTGCGGGTGAAGAGGTGCCTGTTATAATTGAAGGTAAAGATTCCGTTTCAGACGCCAGCAAGCCGGCCTCTGATGGGAAGCCTCCAGTCAAGGGGGATGGAGAAGCTGCCTCTGAGGGGATGGCTAAGCCTGGGGATGAGGGGGATGGCGAACCTGGAGAAGGTGGAGATGGTGGTGGGCAGGAGGACCCACTCAAGGACCTTGCAGGAAACAAGGAAGCCTTGAAGGGACTTCTCGAACATCCGCATCTGCGACGTGGAGTGTCCTATGTTCGCCCCAAGACGGTCAACCACAGTGCCCATGGTCTCGTAGCGAGCGGCCAACATAACAGACTCGACCGCCATGTCCTTCATGGCACCCACACCTTGCATGATCTTGCTAGACACTGTGGCCATCACGCCACCCATCACACCGGCGATCAAGCCAGCCTTCTTCAGGCTACCGCCGGCGGTGCCCGTGGACTTCGTGAGCTTATCAAGGTCTGAGGAAGCCTGTTTGACGCCCGATCCCTTCCAAATCGCTTCAAGGATTAATCTAAGTTTCGTGTCGTTAGCCACTACTCATTATCACTTTCAACCCACACAAAAAACCCAGCATCATCTTCTGATATCTCATGCCCGGCCACCGCGTTAGCGTACGCAGTGGCAGATCGGTTAGCCAACTTTATCAAGTACATCTCATCGTCGTCCTGTTTGTGCCAACCACCCGACCGCGGGAACTGTCCGAAGGTTTGACAGTCGTAGAAGATTTGTAGTGCCCAGGGTATGGGGGCGTCGTCTACGATGTAGTCTCTTGCTGCCCTCGCCAAATTTTTGGGTCATAAATGTCCGCAAGGTACTCAACCATGCACGTGCGACACCAGTACTTCAAGTCCTCTGGCACATCATCGCCATCGGGCGTGACATCCTCAAACAGAACGCCTTCAATGTCCCACTTCGACAGGATGGCCACGAACCCTCGCCACTCCTTGAAGACGGTTAGCTTCTCGATGTCGTCGTCACCATCCTCGTTCGATGCTCGCAGCCATGCCTTGTAGTTTCGACCCATAAACGGGTACGCGAGCGTGAAACTCCCAGAGTAGTCAGGGAGGGGGCATAGGAACTTCCCCTCCCCTTGATAGCCTAACTCCTTTAGATCCCTACTGATCTCCTCCGCCATTTCCTTCCTCCTTATACTGTGCCCCAAGCTGGGGCGGTTGAACTTGCTGGTACTAGTCGAGCCGTGTAGGTCCCGTCACCGTTGACCATGTACGAGGTGCAGTAGTACTCTCCCTCGAACTCAGGGTCGGTGGCCGTCGGCGCAGCTCGCACGCCAATTTGTATTGTCAGTGTGTATGCGGTGCCGGCTACCGGCTGCACTCCTACGATCGCGGAGAACACCTCGTGCCCCCCGATGTCCGCGGTGTTGCTGAACGGTCCAGTGATCTCAAGTTCAGACGACGGGTGGCCCAACGTGAAGTTGACCACTCCGTCAGAGTACGCGGTCACGTCCTGCTCCGCGTACGTCAGTCCAACACCTGAGACATTGGACACACTTGCTGATATGTCTCTAGCAGTCGGGGTCGCGTCATCCATGAACACCCGAATGTGCTTTGCGTTGGTTTTCCCTAGGTTCGCCACTTATGTCACCGTCCCCCATGCAGGGGCTGTTGCGCTGGCGGGTACAAATCGGGCCGTGTAGGTCCCGTCGCCGTTCACAACGTAGCTCGAGCAGTAGTACTCACCCTCAAACTCTGGGTTCCCAGTGGTTGGGGCGGCCTTGATGCCGATCTGAACTGTGAGCGTGATGGTCGCGCTCTGCAGGCCCGCGATACCGTTTAGGACTGTGTGTGAACCTGTGGCCGCGGTGTTGCTGAACGGCCCGGTGATCTCGATCTCACTCGAGGGATGCCCCAGCGTGAAGTTGATCACCCCATCGCTGTAGGCCGTGACATCCTGCTCCGCGTAGGATAGCCCTACTCCAGAGACGTTCGACACGAATGCCGAGATGTCCTTCGTCGCGGCCGTGGAGTTGTCCACGATCACCCGAATGTGTTTTGCATTAGTCTTCGCTTTTGTTACTCACCAGTACTGGTGGGGCTAGTCGTTTCCGCTAGCCTCTCATGGTTCGTTTCCCATGAGGCCGGACTGTCGCATCTCCCCGTTGGGGGTCCCCTCGCTCAGTCTCTTACGGTCCCTTTCGGGTTCCGCACTGTTCCCATCTCAGGGTTCAGCTCAATCAGAGGGGATTTTCCTACCCGCGTTACCGCAGGAGGGGGCCAGATTGACCCGTGTTAGCCACTTGCTTCTCCTTTTATGATATTGTGCAATGAATGCACTTTGGATTAGTTTTGTTACGTGCTACATGCCATCGTTGATGAGCACCAAATTTGCCTCTTTGTGCTTGCTGCTCAGATGAACCACCTGAACCAACTGAGCATGATCCAGCAGAAGCTAAACCACCCATACGTGCAATTCTGCGCTTAACTTCCGGGTCCATAGCTGCCATTGCTCTTTTGATCGCTCTGCAATGTGCTTTAGACTTCGGCTTACCTTTATTCGAGGCCGAAATTTGCTTCTTTATTTTCTCAGTGTGATGCCACCTATTACCAAGCCCCGGTCGCTCAGCACTGATCGCCTTGTTGTACTCGGGCTTCAACCCATCTAAACAAAATTGCTCATATTGTAGTAAATTGTCATGATCACACTCGAGTAGTAGCGTATACTCAAATGCATCCTCACCGTACTTGTTCCACGCCGACTGCAAGTGCGCGTTGCAGTGACCATCTCGCCGCAGCTCTCTACGGTGGGTCCACAGCCGGCCATACACGTCAACTGAACTACCGACGTAGCGCTTACCACTAGTTGTGCTCCGGATCTCATAAATACCAGAAACCTTAGATCGCCCGCGAGACAGCGTGGTGAGGATCACTGCGGTATAACCACGATTGATGGCGTGAAGCCAGTGCCTGCGCCACCGTCGGTTGCTGTCATTCGAACGTAGCGATCCATGCTGGCAGTCACTACTTTTAGTTCGCCGAGGACTGTTTGCCCGTCGGCCGAGAACGTACCATAGTCTGCCCAGCTGCCACCGCCGCCACCGTCAAGACTATCTTCAACTTTGATCGTCCAGGTGCCACCGCCGTCCAGCGCTGTGATTTGTAAGTACAAGTACGCGCCGTTGCTTTGTGCAGCGCCAAAGTCAATCTGGTTAGCAGTCGTTACAGTCGTGGCAGCGATAGAGGTCGGTGGGTACAGTACCTTGCCCCAGACCTTGGATGGAAGTGTGTTGTCTTGGTGGGGGCCGTTCAGCTCCCACGACACAGTAACTGGTCCGTCACCCTGAAACGAGTACCCGGACTGCCCAAGGGGGCACGCGAACGCTGGGTCGCCGTAAGTAGGCGCAGCTTTGATGCCCATGTGCAGGCTCGTGATGTACTGCTCGATCACGCTTAGCTCGGCGTGCGCGCCGGCTGCCGTGTTGTCGAACACTGACTGCAGGCCGGTGATTGACGCTTGGCCGTGGCCGATTGAAAAGTTGATCACGCCGTCGGAGATCCCCGTGACATCCTCCTCTTGGAAGGTAATACCAACCCCTCCAACGGCTCGCATCACACCACTGACGTCGATACCATCAATGTACAACCTCCAGTGCTTGACGTTAGTCTTGCCCTGCGTCATCTACGTCCTCCTCTAGTTCTACCTCGTCGCCAACAATCTCAGCGAGCACGCCCTTCTCCAGCCAATGCTTCACAACCTTGGCCGGGAACGTGCCCCCGGGAACTGTGTCGCCGGGTTCAAAGCGGCGATTTTTTCTCTCACAGCCCATTAGGGCCAAATAATCACTCATTATATTTTTCTTTTCTCCTTTCTTACGTTTGCGTACACACCAGAATTATGTAGTGGCATGAGTATCAAGCACGATTTCAAACGGCACGATCATGATGCGATGGGTTTTTCCATCTATGTTTTCATACGCCGTCTCATACGGATCAATCCCATCCTCACCGCTTACCAGTCCAATCGTACATGTC